GCTGACTTGCTCTCCCCGAAACGGACAAACTCGGACAAAAACGGACAAAAAGCTCCGACTAAAATAAAAAAAGAAGTAGACTCACCTTTTTCCGCATTTGATTCAACGGGGGCTACGGCAAATGGCTAAGCGCAAGGGGTCGACCAAGCCACGCTTACAGAATGCGCCGCTCAAAGGACCAAGCCGCATCGATGAGGTCAAGAAATTCCTAGAAGGTCTCAAGGAAAACGGCGAACCGATGGCTTTATTACCGTGGCAAGAATATGTGCTCACTGACATGCTCAAAGTTGACAAAAATAACATGTTTAAGCGTAAGTCTAACCTACTTCTGATAGCCAGGCAGAACGGAAAAACTCACCTAGCAAGAGTTCGTATCCTGGCAGGTTTATTCGTATTCGGTGAGCGCAATATCGTGGCCATGAGCTCTAATCGTAATATGGCATTAGACACGTTCAATAAAGTTGTTGATATAATTGAACAGAACGACGCGCTCATGGCGCAGGTGAAACAAATCCGCGTGGCCAATGGCCAGGAATCGATTGAACTTCTTACTGGAGCTAAATACGAGATAGTTGCGGCGACTAGAGACGGTGCCCGTGGTAAAACCGCGGATTTGTTATTCATCGATGAATTACGGGAGGTATCCGAAGAAGCATTTACAGCTGCTAAGCCAGTAACCCGCGCTCGTAAGAATTCACAGGTATTAATGACCTCAAATGCTGGCGATGCGTTCTCTAGCGTACTGAATACCATGAGACAGCGCGCCATTGACCATCCGCCGACCAGTTTAGGTTACTGGGAGTATTCGGCGGAAGAATTCGCCAAAATACATGACAAGGATGCCTGGTATCAGGCCAACCCAGCTTTAGGCTATTTGATTAACGAAGACACTATCGCAGAAGCTATCGCTACATCTACTGTTGAAGCCACCAGAACAGAGGTATTGTGTTCCTGGGTATCGGCGTTGAAATCACCGTGGCCATATCACGCATTTGAAGATTTAACCGTCCAGGACCTAGTTATAGCTCCAGGACCTAAAACTATTTTCGCGATGGACATATCGGTTAACAAACGCAACGCTAGCTTAGTAGCTGGTCAAATACGCGACGACGGCAAGATAGCCGTAGGAGTTATAGCACAATTTGAGAGCCAGGTAGCCGTAGACGAGCTAAAGATGGCTGTAGAGGTTGCAGAATGGGCTAAAAAGTATCGGCCCGTAATGATTTGTTTCGACAAGTATTCAACGATGTCTGTAGCCGAAAGATTGAGCCAATCTGGACATAGAGTTCAAGATATGAGCGGTCAGGTGTTTTACCAAGCGTGCGGCGACCTATATGATGCTATCGTGAACGGGCGCATAGTTCACATCGGACAGAAGTCACTGGTGGACTCTATGAATAACTGCGCGGCGAAGGAAAATGACGCAGGCTGGCGAATCGTACGACGCAAGTCAGCGGGAGATGTCTCAGCTGCTATCGGTTTAGCAATGGTCGTCCACCAGTTACTCAAGCCACAAAGTAAACCCGTTGTAATTGCAGTCTGATATGTTCTAAATGTCCGTTTTGTATGGTATCCTATCCTGAATGGGACTATTTGACCGTTTCCGTCCGACTAAAATCGAAGCGCAGAACGCGCCGCAGATTATGTCGGAAAATTGGACTATTGCGCCGCTTGTAGTTGGCAACATTTCGCGCAGTGATGCAATGTCAGTACCTAGCGTTGCACGCGCAGCTTCATTAATTAAAGGAATTATAGCAAGTACGCCACTAGAACTTTATCGTGATTCTACTGGCGAAGAAATTGATAACGGTCCAGCATGGATTAAACAACCATCACCGTCGCAGCCACGTTCCGTCACGCTTGCATGGACTGTTGACAGCCTTATCTTCTACGGCCAAGCATTTTGGCAAGTAACGAGCGTTAGCGAGCTCGATGGCCGTCCACTCTCTTTCGAATGGGTACCCAATAGCCGCGTTACATTCAATACAGACCTTTACACTGAATTCGTTACTCAATATTATGTCAACGGAAATCCTGTACCTATGTCAGGTGTCGGCTCGCTGATTACATTCCAATCACTAGGTGATGAAGGTGTTTTAGTTCGTGGAGCGCGTACTATACGCGCAGCCGTTGATTTAGAAAAGGCAACATCTATCGCTGTTGCAACTCCAATGCCTACTGGTGTAATTAAAAACACTGGTGCAGATTTATCAGAAGCCGAAGCTTTAGGAATTCTTAACGCATTTGAAAAATCGCGTAAGAATCGTTCAACGGCTTACATGACATCTACTTTAGATTATTCCGTAACTCAGTTCTCACCTAAGGACATGACATACACGGAAAGCGCTCAATTCATGGCAACTCAAATCGCCAGAATGATGAACGTCCCTGCTTGGTATTTGTCAGCTGAAATGAATAACAGCATGACTTATGCCAATGTTTTAGATGAGCGTAAACAATTTGTAGACCTTTCGCTACGTCCATACTACGCAGCGATTGAGGACAGGCTCAGTCTCGATGATGTGACCGCTCGTGGAAATATTGTGCGCTTCGCGATAGACGACACATTCCTACGCAGTGATGCAATGGAAAGATTGAATGTCATTGAAAAAATGTTAACTCTAGGCTTAATTTCTTTAGAGCAAGCTATGGAAATGGAAGACCTAACACCGAACGGAAATAACATAAATGAAACTAACATTCTCTAGCGAAATTACGGCAGCCGATGAAGCGCGCCGTACGATTAGCGGAAAGATTGCACCTGTCGGCGAAGTGGGACATACATCCGCTGGCAAGGTTATTTTTGAGCGCGGGTCAATCCAGGTAGACGACCCGAAAAAAGTCTTGTTCTTAGAAGAACATAACGACAAAGTGAGATTAGGCCGCGCTCAATCTATCGAAGCATCGGAAGATGGCTGGTACGGAACATTCAAATTAAGCGCGTCAACAAAAGCGACAGATGCGCTTATCGAAGCCAGCGAAGGATTAAAAACAGGTATGTCAGTCGGTGTAGAGGTAATTGACTCACGTCCTGCTAATGGCGTTATCCATGTTCTAGCTGCGAAGCTAGTCGAAGTTTCTCTTGTCTCAAATCCCGCTTTTAAGTCGGCTGAGATTAAAGAGGTAGCTGCTTCCGAAACGGAAGAAGTTAAAGAAGAAAACCAACCAACAGAAAGCGAGGCTGTCGTGGAGAATACTCCAGACACCGTAGCCGTAGCACCTGAGGTAGAAACCCCTGCGGTAGAAGCCTCAGCTCCTAAGGTTACAGCTGCAACACCACGCGTGTATGCACAACCACGCATCGCTCCTATGACTGGCGCACAATATCTCGAAGCTAACATTAAGGCAGCTCTCGGTGATGACAATGCACGCCAGCTCGTACGCGCAGCCGATGATTCAACCAGCACTAACACAGGTCTGACACTTCCTCAGCACCTAAACACCTTCATCACAGACACCTTCACAGGCCGTCCAGCATTTGAAGCCGTTACTCGTAACGCGCTTATTGCAGAAGGTATGAGCTTCACAGTCCCACGTCTTTACACAAACGCTGGTACACCTAACGCAGCACCTACCGTTGCAGATACAAACGAAGGCGCAGCACCATCTGAGACAGGCATGACTTCAGCTTATGACACAGTCACAGTTGAAAAGTTCAGTGGCCTCAACCGTGTTTCTTATGAGCTCATTGATAGAAGTTCGCCTAGTTTCATGGAGCTTTTGATGGTCGAACTCCGCAAGGCATACGAGAAGGCAACAGATAACGCACTTATCGCAGCCTTCACTGCTAGCGGAACCCAAGCTACTGGTGTAGCTGCGACCGCAGCTGGTCTACAAAGCTTTATTTCAACTGAAGCTGCAGCTGCATACAAGGGAACTGGCGGAGACTTCGCTAACAAGCTTGTAGCATCCACTGACCAATGGGCATCTATCATGAGCTACGTCGACGGTTCACAGCGTCCACTTTACTCAGTTGCATCACCACAATTTAACGCAGCAGGACAGGCTGTACCTACATCCGTTCGCGGTAATGTTCTTGGTACTGACCTCATC